GGCCCAGAAAGTTTAAGGTTCAGTTCATGCCAGGAGGGCCAATTCCGGAGCAGGATTTACCTGGCAGGGCGCATGTTCTACATTGGGGTAGGGAAAGGTAGGTTGGGATTGGGAAAGGAGGTAGGTTCGGGAGGCCGGGGACCGTGTGTAACTGTTAGTGTTTGTGTGTGGTGATTGATGTATACGTGTCTTGTTATGTTAGTAGCGTCAGTTTCTTGAAAGACCTCTGGAAAAATGAATTTGCGGCTAGAGGAAACCATTCTAGAAAGAAATCTTTGCGATCCGGCAGACAATTTAGACTTGGGGACAGCTAATTTGAAGTTCGGCATGGATCTAGGTGGTGACAATTTAGGCTGGGTGTAATGGGGCATGGGGTCAGAGACGCGGGGATCAGGACTTGCAGCCTTGTAGAGAGAAAGTATTAAAGGCTCTAGTTTCAGATATTTATTCAATTGTGTCGTGGCCAAACTGTTATAGTGGTTGTAAATATCTGTGAATACGCTGTGGTAATTTTCTAAATTTTTGTATATGCAACTGTTCGCGTAAGCTAAGTCTCTGACATAATCGTTGCGACGCATTGGTTTGTGGGTCTGAGCAAAGATTTTCTTTATCCTGTCGGGGGTTAGGTACATCATGGGTTTACCAGCATTATCTATGCATATTTTCATGCGGCAGAATTCTACGTCATATATGTTATTTGTTATTTGATCAATTTTTGTTTCCATATTGAGTTTTCTAAATTCGCGTTTCAGCTGAGACTCATTTAAGTGGCATCTGTTTTCTATAATGATTATTGAGTCATCGCCGTTTACCATAACTTCGAATTTACGAATTTTCAGTTGTTTAAGTACGTGTTTGATGAATGCCAAATTCAATATGGAGTTTCCGAATGAAGTTTTGACGTGGCCTGATGTTCTGGTCATAGAGGTTCTATATTTTATTCCGCTTGTGGTTGTTCCAAATATTGTTCGAGCGTCTAGAAGCCTTTGCAAATATGGGCTTCTGTAGTGCCAGTTGATAAAAGCGTTTTCTAAGTTTATATGCTGACCATTCAAGTGGGCTTCGAACTGTTTGTGATCAATGCAAACAAATTTAGGATTTTGGAACTTTGAGGCCTTATACATTATTCTTCTGGCCATTTCTGGCAGGTCAGTCTTGCAAAATTCGTATTTTTGGCTAGAAGAATCTTTTTGGTAAATTTTGTGCTCTAATTGTTTAATGTATCGGCCTACCTCTATGTTATATGCCATAGTGTTGTGCTGGATTAAGCGGGGGGCTGTGTATTTAGTGAGTGAGATCTTTTCTTTTTTAATAAAGCATTTTACATTGTTATTAACATTATAGATAGGAACACCAAGAAAGCGAGAGTACTTAGGAGGCATAGTTTTAATATATTCATCTTGCGACATGGGGCGGAAGTTTCTGCGTAAGCGGTATGTCGCAAGTATATTTCGGAGGCTTTTAATGGTTTGTTTTGGGATGTAGCTGAGAATTTTGGGAGCACATACGAGAACATTGGGTTCAGAAAAACAGTAGTCGTAGTGCCTGTTGAAGAGGCCCGCCACCTCGTTTGAAGGGCTCTGAGAATAGTAAGTGGAAGCGTTAGTATCGAAAAGATCAGTGTAATAGGAATGAGTGTAAGTGTGTATTGGTAGTGAATGTGGGACTTGAGTTGAGTGTATAGTTTGTAGCTCCTTGACACATGCGCCTTGAGACGAAAATCCGGACGGGAAGCAATTTTTGAGAGGATGTGGTTGACTTTTGACAGGGAGTTTTCTTTAATATATTTTAATCCGGAAAATTTTTGTGTCTTCTCCACCTTTGAATGTATAAGTTGCTCAGTCTGGGTGAGAGAACTGAGAAAATCCAGACTGTTTCTGATTAGCAGGAGTCTAGCTGAAGGCAAATTTACGTTGTATCTGTTGAGAAAATTTTGGGACTCGCCTATGGCCTGGCGGTAAAAGTCTACATTACGGGGTTTGAGGGCCATGGCTAATTCAAGGTGGGCATTTAGTTCGTCTTGGAGGTTTGTGTGTATGTTCACTGTGTCGTGTAGGTGTGTGTATGTGTTGTTACATGTTACAACGCCTTCTAACTCACTAGCAAGGCGTTGGTGGTCAAATGTCCCCGGAGTACATTTGCGGGAATGTTTTAGGGATTTGGGGAGGGAATCGGGTAAGGAAGGGATGGGTGCGAGGGTTTTGGGAGGATTGGGGAAATCCTGCGGGCTCAAAGTTTCCGAGGCTTTTGGTAGAGCCATGGGGTTTTCCCCAATCCTCCCAAAAC